ATAGCTGAATTCCTGCAACGGAAGCTCCCACGGCGCACCCCACCACCCCATCGAACCAGTGATTGTCAAACGCCTCGGGCCGCAGCCGCCATTCGTCGACGGTGCGGCCGCGGCCCTGGGTGCGGACTCGGTACTCGGCAGTGATGTGGGCGGCGATCAGTTCGTGATTCCTGGCGTCATGCCCCCAGAGCGATAGGCAGCCAGGGTCGCCCTTGGCGACCGCCAGACGTGCATGGACGAAGCTTTTCCACCAGTTGGCGTCGAACAGAACGTGGCGCACGGCGCGCTTGCCCTTGGTCGCCGGAATGCGCCAGTTGAGGCCGAGGCGGTCGCCACGTTTGCGGCGGTACTCAGAGAAGGGCATCGATGCCGCGCCGACGAAGCGACCGTGGGCCGGGGTGAGGATCGCCGCGTGGGGTGAGGACCGGCAGAAGCCGTAGACCACGTCGGTGGACTGACCCCAGTTGGCATCGATGAGCATGCGTTCGATGGCCAGCTCCGCTCCGTCGTCGCGGCGGAAGCGTCGTCCAAGCAGGTCGGCGGTGAGGTGTTCCAGCGCACCGTGGATCTGGCCCTCCAGGCCGGCACCCTTGATCGAGGTGGTCAGGGTGCGCCGGATGTCGCGCAAGGTGTACCAGCGTCGACGCTGATCCGGCCAGGTTCCGTAGTCGAGGATCCAGCCGGTGAAGTCGTCGGCCCATCCGCAGACCACCCAGAACAAGGCCTTCTGCTGCACATCCACGAAGGCGGTCACGTGGGACGCCTCGGCGGTCAGGGCACCGCGCTCCATGCCGTTCAACTTGTTGGCGATGCGCTCAGCGGTGAGTTCGTCGGGGTCGACATCTTCGGTGGGCAGCGGGTCGTTCTGGTATTCCGACCAGAAAGCCGCCTCGTCCTGCAGCTTGAGGTTCATGGCGTGCTGCACCGCCGAGCGTTCGTCGGGTTGATGTCGCTCAGGCCAGGCGATGCGGGCGCCTGCGTCCATCTCCTCGCGATGCTCGTCATAGAACGCGGTGGCATGCTTGAGCCCGACGCCAGCGCGTAAACCTTCGGCACGGATCCTGGCGTATTCCTCCCACAGCCGTTCGTTGGCCGGGAAGCTGTAGACCATGCGCGTGCGCTCGCCCTGCCACTGCGGGTGCTCGTCGGGGTCGAGAATGTGGTCGGCCAGGTCGCCGGGTACGACGACGGTCAGGGTCATCAATCCCGCGATCTTCCGACCTGGGCCGGCAAGGCCGAGCACCGCGCCCATGAGGGTGCGCGTGCGGTCCTGTACCTGTTTGGGCGAGCGGGCGGATTCGTCGGTCTGCGGATCGTCCACCAGCACCAACGAAGGTCGGACGGTGCGACCATCGGGCGCCTTGTGCTTCTTGCCGCGCAGCCGTGCCGTGATGCCGGCTACGTCGATCACCGCACCCGAAGCGGCGCTGTCAGGAACCGTGGGCAGTACGATCCGCTTGGCCGTCCATTCGATGCGGGTCGGTTTGCCATCGAGGAGCTGGCCGTCAGCGCGGTTGTTGATGCCCTCCAGTCTCCGCACGGGATAGACGGCCTCGGGGAAGTCTCCCAGAAGCAAGTCGTTGCCTTCGAACTCTGTCTTGATGCTTTCCAGCATGCCTTCGGCGTGGGATTCGTCGGCGCCGATCAGACAGACGAACTCGCGCGCTCCGATGAGCACCGACCAGATGCAGGCGGCCTCGCACAAGCTGGTCTTTCCCGAGCCACGCGGCATGGCCAAGGCAAAGAGCCCACCGCGGAGCACTGCCTCTTCTATCTTCGCGATGACCTTGAGATGGTCGGGCGACCATGGCAGGCAGAAGGTGTTGCCGAAGTAGGTTTCGCAGAAGACGCGGAATGAAGCTTCACACCGTCCGCGTCGTTCGGAATCTTCGACTGCGGGCAGCGGTCCGATATCCCGACCGGAGCGCGACAGTGCCGCGTTGCGCTCCCGCGCCCGTTCCTTCATCCGTTCGTAGCCGCCGACACCGTCGTTCTGCAGCTCGTCACCGGCTTCACGGCGACGGCGATAGAGCCAGGCGGCGTACCGAACCAGGTCGACCGTGCTGCCGTCACCGATGTGACTTCCGGCTGCATCGCGATGGCGACGCAACACGGAACGGGTAAGCACCTCACCGGCGGGTGAGGAGTTCAGCAGGGCGACCGCTTCGGATGGACGCAACTTGCGGACGTCAACGGCCACGGCGTTCTTCCCCGATCAGCCACGCCGCGTAGTGGACCAGATTCACCCTCCCGTCTTCACCGACGGGGGCGCCGGCCTGCAGGTCGGCCTCGATGTCCTCGGGCACGACGCGCCCTGCCCCCGCCGCCGACAGTAGGCGAGCGAGATCCTCGACGGTCAGAGATGTCGGCCGGGGCGCTTCGCTCATGCGACCAACACCCGTTCGCGCAGGTTGTGGGCGACCGCGTACATGAAGAGCGGCGGGACGCAGTTTCCAATCCGGCGGTAGCCGTCGCTCAGATCGCCGGCGAAGCGGAACTGCTCGGGGAAGCTGCCGAGCAATCGGTACTCCAGCAGGCTGTAGGTTCGGGTGTATTCGGGATGAGCTCCGACCGAGCGCAGGTAGGGAAGACCTCCACCGGTGGTCAGGGTGTCGGCTGGCAGATCCCACCGCTGTCGCCGCTTCTGGCCGGCGAAAGTCTCTCCTGGCTTCGCGTTGCGCGCCTTGATCCAATTCTTGGTATTTCGACCCGACGGCGATTCGTCGATCCAGATGTGTCCTCGCTCGGGATCCTGCACGTCGCCCAGGTGGCCGATGGCATCCCACACCGTTCGGGGATGCCCGACCGGAGCGGGGTGCGACGGTTCGCGGCCGGTCTCTACGGCCACATCCTTGCGCAGGCCGACGAAGATCAGCCGTTCCCGCGACTGCGGCACGCCGAACCACTTGGCATTGAGCAGGCGCGCACGGACGCGGTAGCCGCAGCCCTTGAGTTCGCGCAGGATGTCGCGGAAGATCAGGCGGAAGTCGCCCTTCACCATCCCGCTGACGTTCTCCATAACGAAGGTGCGGGGGCGCAGACCGCGCAGCAAACGGACGAATTCAAGGAACAGCCGATTGCGATCGTCTGAGAACTCCCGCTTGCCGGCGGTACTGAAACCCTGGCACGGTGGCGATCCGTCGAACACATCGAGTTCGCCTGGAGAGATGCCGGCGGTCTCCAGGCACTCCTCGACTGAGAGCGAACCGATGTCGCCGTGGTAGGTCGGCACCCCGGGGAAGTTGAGCCTGAAGGTCTCCACCGCGTTGTCGTCCCACTCGACGGCGAGCAGTTCGCGGAAGCCCGCAATCGAGTAACCGAGCGAGGAACCGCCACAGCCGGCGAAGGTGCTGATCACCGTCGGCGCGTCCTTCCGACGCCTGGTCTTGTGCAGGCGCCAGGCGTCATCGAGGACTTCGGGATAGGGCTTGGAGTGGTCGAGGGTCGTCACCTTAGCGCGGGAACTCATGGCCGCACTCCGGACAGGTGATGGTGTCGACCTCGTCGGCGGCGGTCTCGTCGAACTCGCGACCGGCGGCCGTCTCGGGCAGCGGGGCCTCGTCGGCCACGGCTAGCAGCCGCTCGATCTCGCCCTCGTCCCAGCCGATGCCGGTACATGCGTCGACCTCGCGCAGGTCGGCCAGCTCCAGGGGCAGGAGGTCGTAGTCCCACCCGGCGAGCTCGCCGGTGCGGTTGTCGGCCAGGCGGTAGGCCTTGGCCTGCTCGGGGGTCAGGTCCGCAGCGACGTGGACCGGGATCTCCTCCAGACTCAGGTGCTTGGCTGCGAGGTAGCGGGTATGGCCAGCGACGATCACACCTTCGGCGTCGACGACCACCGGCTGGCGGAAGCCGAAGGTGCGAATGGACTCGGCCACCGCTTGCACGGCCTGGTCATTGCGGCGAGGGTTGCGTTCATAGGGCCGGACCTGGTCGATCCGGCGGATTTCGATCTGCATGTGAGCTCCGATCGGGTTCGGGTGACCTCGATCCGCGAGCCGCGTATCCGTGTGCGTTGAAAACAAACTCTACCCATGACGGTGGCTGTTCCCGCCGGCATGGAGGAGGACTTATGGCCAGGGAGGACCCCTTATGGCCAGTTTTGGCCATGCCCGATGGCCATAAGTCGGTGAGTGTAAGCCCTTATTATTACAATATATATAATCTTCTATCCTACTTATGGACCTTATGGCCACGCACACACACACGCGGCGCACGCGCACGCGCACGCGTAGGGCTGAATGCCCATATGCGAGGGCTTGGCCAAAAGGGCCATAAGGTCCGTAAGTATCCAAGGGTCTGTCACTGCGGGAGTTACGCATCGGACTTATGGCCCTCCCCGGTACTTATGGCCATGGCCATAAGCCGGTAGACGGTGCGTGGGCGGCCACCGGTGGCCTCGCTGACGGCCTCCAGCATCCCGGCCTCGAGGAGGTTCTGCACGATCTCGGCCCGCTCCTGGGGCTTGAGCCAGCGCATGACCTTGTTGAAGCGCCGCTGGGTCAAGCTGCCGCCTTGTGCCCGCAGCGCCTCGACCACCCGCTTCTGCCGTTGATCGAACTCGCCCTCGTAGACGTGCCGTGTGGCCATCGCGATCATGCGGCGGGTCTGGTGTTCGGTTAGTTGCCACGCCCACTCCACCGCCGCAGCGCCTACCATCGGGTCCTCATGCCTCTCCGAGCAGGCGTAGCACAGCGCTAGGCGGTGGACCTTCTCGGCAGCACGGGCCCAGATCGCCATGCCCATCTGATCGCCGTTCCCTGCATGCGCGTCGTAGGCCTGCTCGGCGTCACGGCGAACACGGGCGAGCAACTCGCGGGCATCGGCGGTGGCCGGCACCACTACCGGATCGGGGTTGATGCCGGCCAGCATGCCGGGTCGTCCGTTGGACCGTTCCTGCCACCATCGCGCCGTGGCGAGGATGTCGTCGGGGATGGGCGGCGTGGACGCCGTCTGCCCGGTGCCGCGTCGTCCCGCTTCCAGGACCAGCATGCGGGCGAAGAAACCGTTGGAGAGCATCTTGGCCGAGAGTGATTCGTAGAAGTGCTGCGGGATCGCGGTGCCGAAGATCGACAGGCAGGGCTGGTTGATGAACTCCGGTTCCTTGCCTGCCTTCACCCGCATGGGATAGATGGCGTTGGCCGAGGAGTAGAACTTCAGCAGGGCCTGCATGATCCGTTCGGAGCGACCGTCCTTGCCCTCGCGAATCGCCACCAGCAGGGCGTCCATCTCGTCGGTTTGGAACAGCATGCAGGGCGTGAGCAGCATCCGGTCTTCGATACCCTCGCCGGAAGCAAAGCTGTCCCCGATGCGTTCGGGCATGCCGGCTTCAAGCATGATCCGCTGGTTCACCTTGCGCGGGTGATCTTTGCCGGCTCCCGAATTGGCTAGGCCGAGCAGGTAGAGGTTGGTCCGGTTGTCGGCCTCGTCGCGTGCGCAGCGACCGGCCAAAGTGCCCTGCAGCGCCATCGCACCGCAGAAGGCCAGGGTCGGATTCGGATAGGGCGCGGTGGCCAGGCAGTAGTCCATCACCTGACCGACGAAGCCAGGCACGCACAGGAGCTCGATGGGGATGGGGCCGGGGTCAGGCGGATCGGGCTCGTCGTCTTCCACGGATGTCGTGGCCACCAGCGCCTGGTCACCGTAGCCGTACTTTCGCAACTGCCCGGCGGCTTCGGCGTAGTCGCCACCGTGCTCGAGCAGGGCATAGATGGCGAAGGCCCGGTAGGCATGGTTGGCCTCGAAGGGTGCCGCGCTGGAGGTGAAGACGTAGAAGACCCCATCGCGCAGCGTGGCCGAAGTGCCGTCCTCCTTGCCAGGACGACACCAGTGCTGATTGACACCGTCCCGCTCCAGCTTCCAGCCATGGTGCATGAGCAGTGCCGGCAGATCGGCACGGGTGTTGAAGTCGTCGCCTGGTCGAAGGCCGCCGGCGTGGTTCGCCATGGGCGGTTGCGGATCGGCGGGTTCCCAGAGCGTCCAGCGCGCCACGTCGAACACGGTCGCCTCGGGGTTCCAGAACGCGTCGGGATCGTGTGCCAGGAAGGCCAGGCGCGAGACGTCCTTCACCGCCGGATCGTTGTCGAAGCCCAGCGAGGCGAGCCACAGCGTCACCGCATGCCAAGCGACCGCGTAGGCATCGCGATCGGTTCCGTCGATGTCGGGCACACGCACCGCGCCCTTGATGCCGCTGCCCGACGGCGACCGGAAGAGCAGCGCCGTCCACGGTGCGGCGGCGAGCGCATCCCACGCACGGGTCAACGACGAGGCGTCGAGGTCGTCCAGATCGATGCCGACGAGACCCGACGGCTCGCGCCAAGCCGAATTGGCCCGACGATCGAAGGTGCCGCTCAAGGTCACGCCCGGCAGCGGTTTCTTCAAGTTGCGGATCGCGTCCTTTCCTGTCTGGCCACCGCCTGCCTCATCGAAGACGCGGCGGATCTCGGCACAGCGCTCGGCCAGTTCGTCAGAACGGATGCGTGCGACCACCGCAGACAGCGGCACCTGGGTGGGACCGTTCGGGGCGTCTGCGCGACGGAAACAGGAGACGGAGGGATCTATGGCCACCGGGAAGACTATCCCTCGACCCGGGCCAGGGCATCACAGGTAACGGAATGGATCTGCTCGGCCAGGGCTTCGGCGGTCAACTTTTCGATGCCGCCGTGCTTGAGCAGTTGGCGCAGGTCGGCGTCGATGTCGCACAGCGTCGAATAGAAATCCCAAGCGTGGACGGCGACCAGGTGGTCGGTGCGCTCGTCGGGCAGATCGAAGGTCTGGGTGTGAGTGATTGTGGGCATGCAATTCCTCAGAAGGGCGGTTCGTCGTCCAGGTCGTCCCAAGCCGACACCGGCACGGGTTCGTTCTCGTCGGCACCGGGTTCACGCATGACTGGCTTGGTGCCGAGTTCGTATTCCACAATGCGGTCGAATTCCTCACCGGCAGTCTGCCGAACCGTGATGGCTGTCGGTTCGGCCAAGCATCCGGCTTCGGCCATGGCGACCGCTTCTGCGGCGGTGGTCGGGCAGGGCTCGTCGCTGCGCTCAGCCCACCAGCGTTCGGCCTTCCGTCTTGCGAAGCCCTGATGTTCGACGCAGACCCATTCCTTCTGCCATTGATTCCAGCCGGTCTCGTATTCTACCCGCAAGGTCTTCGGCGCAGATTCATCGGCCCCGCGTTTGGTGTGGACCGCATAGAAGACGGATCGCAGGCCGTAGACGGTGTCGGTGTGCTGGCCCGACAGGACGCCGGCGGTCGATGCTTTGGCCTCGTGTTTCTGTCGTTCCGGTGGAGGGAATTCGAAGCCGCATTGGGGGCAGCGTTGAAAGGCCGTCGCGATGAGCGCCTGGCATTCGGGACATTCCTTGGCCGGTGCCTCACCTTCGCCCTTCGGCCGATCATCGGTGGTCAGGGCCAGCTGGTCGACGGGGCCGTGGCGCAGGACGTTGCCGCCGTAGTCGAGCACCAAACAGTCATCCTTGCCGGGTGCGAGTCGGAAGCCTCGTCCGACCATCTGATAGTACAGCCCTGCGGACATAGTCGGTCGCAGCAGGGCAACGCAGTCGACATGCGGGGCATCGAAGCCCGTGGTCAGGACGTTGACGTTGACCAGGAAGCGAAGTTCACCGGCTTTGAAGCATTCGATGATGGCATCTCGTTCGGCCGTGGGCGTCTCGCCGGTCACCACCGCCACTTCGAGGTCGTGCTCCATGCGCAGGACGTTGGCGACGTGATGAGCATGTGCCACGCTGGCGCAGAAGATCAGACAGGCCGCGCGCCTGGCCGTCTTCTCCACGACCTCTGAACATGCGGAGGTGACGAGTTCGTCGTCGTTCATGAGTTCTTCGACTTCGTCGACTACGAACTCGCCGCCGCGGATGTGCAGCTTCGAGGTATCTGCCTTGGCCTTGCCGGCGCGACTGAGCAGTGGCGACAGGTAGCCGTCGCGAATCAGTTCTTTCACGCCAACTTCGAAGCAGACGTGGTTGAGAATGTTGTCGGGTCCGCAAATCATGCCGTCTTTGAGACGGAACGGAGTCGCAGTGAACCCAACCACGCGGACATGCGGATTGATGGTCTTCGCCGCCTTGAGGAAGGACAGGTACATGCCCTCACCGTCGGGCGGGATGAGATGAGCCTCGTCTACCAGAATCAGATCGAAGCGGCCGAGTTCGCAGGGCCGACGGTAGATGGACTGGATCCCAGCGACGAGGACGGGCTCATCGGTGTCGCGTCGCTTGAGGCCGGCCGAATAGATACCGACCGGAACATCGGGACAAATCGCCTGCAATTTCTCGGCGGATTGCTCCAGCAATTCTTTCACGTGGGCCAATACTAGAACACGGCCGCCCCATTGGCCGACGGCATCGCGGCAGATCGTGGCGATCACCGGCGTCTTCCCGCCGCCGGTGGGGATCACCACGCACGGGTTGTCGTCGCGTTCGCGCAGATGTTCATAGACCGCGTCGATGGCGGCCCGCTGGTAGGGTCTCAGCTGCATGTTCATGCCTCGCGGGGTTGGTCTGGAAGGGGCGCAGGCGCAGGCCCGATAGAATCGAGCGAAGCGAGATCGGGCTGGAGGCGTGAGCCCCTTCCAGTGAAAGAGCCCTCGATGATTTGGACCCGCATGCATCCGTTGGGAATCACGTTGCATCGGGTGATGGTCAGGGAGTCGATCTGGCTGTCGTCGGCATAGACCCCGGCGTGCTGCAGAGCGTCCAGCAGACACTTCTGCAAGTTGTCGAGGTCGCGTCGACGGCGATCGGGCGGATGGGCGTGCATCGTTACATGCAGACGCCCGGTCATCGGCTGGGGGAACTGCGAGCGCAGCGCACTCACCAGCAGGCGGCGATAGTTTCTGCCCGCCTTGCTGATGAGGGTGCGCCCGCCGACTCGCCGGTAGTAGTGGTTCAGCGACGGCGGGAATGGAACCCGCAGGCTGATCACCGGACCTCCCACCGCTCCAGCCGGAATCGCCCGAAGGGGCCGCCCCGTTCGGCGCGGAAATCCCCCAGGCCGATCCGACGACCGGCCAGGTCGAGCAACTTCCGCACGCTCTGCAGGTCGAGCAGTTCGTCGTCGACCTGCAGGCGGAAGGTCAGACGCCAGGTGTCGAATCGTGGACGGTAGCAGATGCTGCGATCCCGCGATCCACGGTTGCGGACGCTCCGGGCGTCGACCTGCCAGGGATCGGGCGACACGATGTTCACCCGGTGAGCATCGATGACCAAGGCGGTGATGGCCGTACGGCGGTCAACCTCGACGAACTGCGCAGCGCCGATCAAGCAGCTGAACAGGTTCGCCGCAGGGATCACCGGCTGTCCGTCGTCGTCGGTATACAACCGGGCGGCGGCGACGACCCGCGGTTCGGCATCGGGCGGAGGCGGCGGATCCGCCGGCCGGCCGCAGAGCAGCGGCGCGGTCCCGACGAGGGTGCAGTCGATCGTTCGCATGCCGCCCTCACTTCCGCGCCCAGGGCGGGGCGCTCTTGGTGGCCTGCACGGGCTTGCCCAGACCGCCGTCGGCGGCCTCCTTCTTGGCGTAGCCCTTGATCTCGTTGGTGATCTCGCCGTTGTCGTCACGGGTCTTGCACTTCACCGTGATCGTCAGCGGCAGGTTGTGCAGCTCGGCCGAATCCTGCGGCGTCATCACACCAACGGCACGGCAGATGGAGGAGAGTTCGCCGCGAGCGATCTGCACCGCCTGAGCGTTGGGGTTGTTGAGGTTCAGACGCGCCCAGACCTTGCGGCCCTTGTGCTGACCGTCGATCACCTCGAAGGTCAGCTGCAGGTAGGTGCCCGTGCCGGCCTTGGTCGGCTTCTCCTCCGACTCGGAGATGACGGCGAGATACTTGCCGTCGGGCAGCGGGGCGAAGTCGGCCGAAGGCTCGACGTCGTTGGCGTTGAATCCGTTGAGGGTAACCATGGTGCGACTCCTTGGTCAGTTCGTGGTGTTGGTGGTGGTGGGAAGGAACTCGGCCAGGGCGCCGTAGCTCAGCGGGAGTTCCTCTGGCAGGCCGAGGCGGTTCTTGGCGACGTGGGCCGGTCGTTCGGAGGTGCGCAGGATGCGTTCGCCGGTGCCAATGCCCTGGGTGCGCTTCTTGTTGAAGCCTTCTTCGTGGGCGCGGGTGTGGACGCGGTAGGTCGCGAAGAGGACCTCGTCGCACCACTCCTGGACCAACGCGGCGGCGTGCTTGTGCAGGCGCGGCGAGTAGCGGTCGTAGCTCTCGGTCTCGGGGTTGTCGAACTTCTCGATCTTGGAGTGGGCGATCAGCACCACGCCCATGCCCTTGGCGGTGCGCAGCGCACCGAGGCCGTCGAGCACGTCGCGCCAGTGCGATTGGGCAAAGGCGTAGCCCTTCCCGTAACCGATGTCTTCGATGTTGTCGACGCCGCGGCGACGGCAGACCTCGGCCCAGATCAGACGTTCCAACCAGTCGAGGGAGTCGACCACCACCGTGCGGAAGTCGTGCTCCTGTTCGTAGAGCGCGGTGATGGCGCTCAGCACCTGGTCGAGGGAATCGACCACCGGGAACCTGGCGCAGTCGATGGAACCGAGACCGTCCTCGGTCTGGATGAAGATGGGCGCGGGCGCATCGGCGGCGAAGGTGGATTTGCCGATGCCGGCGGTGCCATAGAGCAGGATGCGGCGGGATTCCGGCTGCATGCCGGTGACGATCTGGTCGAGCATGATGTCTCTCCGTTGGTGTGGCGTGATCAGAGGTAGTCGAAGGTGCGCACGTCCTCGTAGCCGGTCGGCCAGGAGTCGGCGGCGCGGCAGCGTTCCAGGCGGCGCATGGCCTCGCGGTTCTCGCGTTCGGCCTGATCGAGGACGGCAGGCGACAGGCACCACACGCCGCAGCGGTAGGGCTCGCGCTTCTCGACCGCGACGATGTGGACGGGAACGGTCTCGCCGCAGAGCTCGCGCAGGAGGGCGCGGTAGAACGCCAGTTGATGGGCGTAGCCGAAGCGGCGCGCGTCAGATTCGAACCAGGTGAGGTCGTCACAGGTCTTCAGGTCGACGATGCCCCAGTCGGGGCTGAACCAGTCGAGCCGACCCTGGCAGGGCATGTCGCCGTACTCGCAGCGGGCGACCACTTCGGCGTGGCCGTGCGAGAACATCAACGAAGTGACGGGATGCTGGGCGACGCCGGCAGCCAGGTCTTCGACCAGAGCATTCTGGGAATCGGTGAGGACGGGCTTGCCGACTTCGCTCGCCCACGCGGCGAAGGCCTTGGTCTCGCGGCCGTAAGGTTTGCCGGTCTTGGGATTGATGGGGCCGCCGACCGCGAAGCCGGCATCGAAGGCATCGCGACCTTCGAGGATGAGGCAGTGGGCCGCACGTCCGACCAGATAGGCCGTCGAATCCGAATCATGGATGAGCCCGAGTTCCTTCTTGCGGAACAACCAGGGCGACTTGCGGAAATCGCCCAGGGCATGACTGGAGAGGTTCTCGGCGCGCTTGGCGGCGTACACGGACTCGGGTTCTTTCACCAGTCCATGAGTCGGTTGCGTGTGCTTCTGCATCGGGGCGTTCCTCGGAGTTGTTTCCGTTGCGGCCGCCGCGATCGGCGGGCCGGTGGCACCCGAATGTTCCCCGCCGCTGCCTCCGATTTGTCGTCCCCGCGAAGCGCACGGGGATGTGTCCCCGGTCCCTCGTTCGCGCACCCGGCGTTCGCGCATGCGCCGGCGTTCGCGGACCCGTCCGCACGTGTCGTGCGCCGGCGACGTGTCTCCGAGTCGTGCGAAGTGTCGGCGTTCGTCGCACCGGGATTCGCCCGGTGCCCAACGAACGAGGACACGTTCCATGCGCACTTTCGAGAACACCTACAACGGCACGCTGCCCGATTGGGCCTTCGACATGGCCGTCGGATACGCCAGGCGACTCCGCTTCCAGGAAGCCGATATCGATGATGCCATCCAGGAGGTCGCGATCGCCTACTTGGATTTCAAGTTCGACCCTGGCAGGAATTCCGGCGCCACCGAGCGCACCGCCATCGCCGCTCTCATCCGCAACATCCTGCTCAAAGCCCTGCGCGGTCGGATCCGCTACGAAGACCGTCTCGATCGCTACCAGCGCGAGATGCCCAAGCCCAGCGACCCCTTCGACACCGACGATTCCTTCGACGGCGAAGCCGTCCGCAACGCGGTCGCGGACCTCGATGAGCGCGATCGGCATGTGTGCAGTGGCCTGGGTGAAGGTCTGAACAACCACCAGATCGCCTGCCGGCTGGGCGTCACCTGGCGCACCGTGCAGCGTTCGGTCGATCGCATCCGCGACCGCTTCAAGCAGCTGGGATTGGAGGAGGCCGTCGGTGGTTGACGGCGGAGATTCCCAGCAGCGCACGGAAAACGGCCGAAATCACCGCGAAACCCCTGATGAGGAGGTGAAGCGGCCGCCAAGCACCGCATGGATCCCGGCGCCGCTCCTCGCTGACACGGTCGACCTGTTCGGTAGGTTGGAAGGTCGACCAATCAGCGAGGACGAAGCGGTGGAGATCCTGACCAACGTGAAACGGTATGGCGAGATCCTGTTCGACGTATTGCGCGGGCAGGCCGAGGCGCGGTCGTGAACGACCACGGGACCGCCGATGGACACGGTGGCCGATACGGCTCCGACCCTGGCGGTCCCGTCTGCTGGACCGATCACGAACTGGTGGCATTCCTGCTCGGAGTGAAGGCGGAGGCCATCACCGACTGGCCCGACTGGACCGGCGGACTGCAGGGATTGGCGCCCATGAGCGAGGCACAAATCGCCGCCACCTTGGGGCTCACCAAACACCGGGCCCGCAAGCTGATGGCCGTCCTCGAGGTCCACCGGCGGCTACAGCGAGCGCGAGTGCCCAAGCGCCCGTCGGTCAATCAGCCCGACCTCGTCGTCGAGGTTCTTGCACCGCACCTGCTCGACGACCGGGAGCGGTTCTGGTGCCTCGCTCTCGACGCCCGTTGTCGGCTGATCGGATCACCCATGGAGATCAGCAGCGGTGACGTGGACGGCACTGACGCCGGTCCGCGCCATGTCATGCGGGCGGCCTTGCGTGCTGGGGCCGTCTCCGTGGTGGTGGCCCACAACCATCCGACCGGCGACACCTCGCCGTCGCGCAGCGACTACGCGGTGACCAGCCGTCTGGTTGCCGCTGGCAAGGCGGTCGACGTGCCATTGGTCGACCATGTGGTCGTCGCCGCCGACGGCAGTTGGACAAGTATCAGAAGGGAGCGACCCGATGTCTTCGCATGAAGGTCAACCGGTACAGCGCGTCGTGATC